CTAGAACACAGTAGAGAGTAAGGATGGAGACTCGGAAGCGTAGCGAAGCAGAATTAGCTCCCGTTACAGAGGTGAATAATGGAGGCTGATAGTGGACTGCCCCCACTGCCGTCTACCAATGGTAAGACTCTATGTGAATCTCACTACTGGAGAGGAACTCTGGAAGTGTCGAACTTGCGAGCACAGGGAGAAGACTAATGCCAAGACGTCCAGTAACAGCAAGAGTGCGAGCAGCAGCCCGCAGAAACATAAAGAAGGCTCAGATTAGCCGTATCCGACTAAAAGAGCCTAGGAGCCTAGGCCGAGTGAGGAGACTGCGGAGGAGACTGAGATGAGTCTTTATAAGTGGCTTTGGTCAAGAATAGGAGGACGTCCTTGGACTTATATCCGCAGGGACTTCTGGCATCGATTTGAGATAGTCAACATCGTCTTCTTTGTAAGTATAGGATTCTTCTCAGGATTCTTTTACCCAAGAATAGCCTGGTGGATAATAAGCGAATGGTGGCATCCGATTGTGCTAGTAGCTAGCTTCTATTTCGTCGGAGTCATGCAGGGTCATTTTTTCTGGAGCGGGAAATGGATTAAGGGACAGAAAGGTGACTGAGTGTCCACTAAGGAGCGTATTGACAGAGCTTTACTTATCATTGATGAGTTAGAGCTTCAGCTTGAGGTATTGAGAAAAGAATTGAGAATTATATTAACTACCCGTGAGGAGAAGGAAGATGCCAAAGAAGTGGATAAAGGGAGCGATTAAGAGACCAGGAGCACTCCGCAGAGCAGCCCGAAGGGCTGGGGCGCTGAAGAACGGCATCAGCAAGACCTGGCTAAGAGCTAAGGCCAAAGCCAAGGGGAGAATTGGCAGGCAGGCCAGATTAGCTATTACTCTTGGTAAACTTCGCAGGCGTGGCGGCAGAAGAGCTCGCCGCAGACGCTAGGAGATATATGAAGCCAACAGAAGCAATGGATATACTCCTGGCTAACAGGAGGCTATTCATAGAAACCCTGATGTCTATTGAGGACAAGAATAGACAGCTTGTTCCTTTTGTCCTTAATCCTATTCAGAGTGATATGCACGAGACTTCTAGTGGTAAGGATGTCTATGTGAAGCCTGCTAGCGTTGGAGCTAGCTCTTACTTCCTTTGTGACTTCCTCATAGATTGCCTTACAATCCCTGGCACTACAGCAGTCATTATCTCTTATGATGAGTTCATTACTGGACGTCTACTTAGGAAGGCTCAGAACTTCTACGACATTCTTAAGGAGAGAATTCCTTCTGTCCCTGACCTGCATCATAAGTCTACGTCCGAGAAGACTTTTGAACGTATGAACAGTAGCTTCTATATCAGTTCAGCAAGAGGCTTTGCTATGCCAAGAGGTGAGCCAGTTCACGACTTGCTCTTTGACGAATTTGCCTTCTGGCCTCCTGGAGCTGCTCCAGAGACATTTGCAGCTACACTTCAGCGAGTTCCTCTTCTTCCCAATACTAAGGTAAGAATCCTATCTACTCCTAATGGAGAGGACAATGACTTCTACGAAGTCTACATGGCAGCCAAGGAAGGCAAGGAAGTAGGGAAGTCTGTATTCCAACATCACTTCTATACTTGGTATGAGCATCCTGAATATCATCTTACTCCCGATAATCCCTTCGCTCTTCCTGGAGACGAAAAACCTGTACTGGAGAATCTTGACGAGGACGAAGTCAACTTACTACTGAGATTTGAGCATCTTGGCATAGGTCTTGAGGAATCCAATGATAAGCTAAGATGGAGGAGATACAAGATTGCTGAGATGTCCAGCCTAAGACGCAGTGGGGAGACTAGACTTCTCTTCCCTCAGGAGTTTCCTGAAGATGATGTCTCTTGCTTCCAGGCAGCTGGAGATATGGTCTATGATAGCGAACTTGTCAATGACATGGCAAGGAAGTGCTACCCAGCTCCCTACCATAATCTCTTCATGGATATCTGGGAGCAGCCAGAAGACAAGGTAAAATACCTATTTGCTATTGACCCAGGTGTAGGAAAGGTCTCAGAATCAGTTGGTACTGCTTGGAAATTCCTTGAGAATGAGTTTGTCCACTGCGCTACCTTGTCTGGATTCTATGAAGATTATGATATGGCTGCCAAGTCTATGGATGCTGCTAGATACTATAACAATGCAGTCATAGCCAACGAGGATACTCTTGGGATAACTTCTCATCTCAAGGATTATCCTGACCTCTACTATAGAACTGACCCTGTAACTGGCAGAGTTGGAAAAGACATTGGTTGGCAGACTACAAGGTCTACTAAGCCTTATATGGTTACGGAGCTCATGAGACATCTTAGTAAGATTACAACTTATGATATTAGACTTATAAGTCAGCTAAGGAACATCCGCTGGGTTGGAGATAGAGCTGTATCCATCGGAGCTGACGACTACCACGATAGCGCAGCTATAGCAATAGTCTGCAGGTCAGCTATGCCAATAGAGCGTGGCTTTGTTGGAGCCTCTGGCTGGTCTGATTCTTGGGGAAGGAGATGATAAATGAATAGCCAAGACGTAGTAACCAAATGTAATAATCTAAAGCGCTTCTGGCTCCCTCGCAATACTAAGTTTAAGGACTGGTATGCCCAGATAGAGATGGTTGACCAGCTAGCCCAGACTAACATGGAGTCTTTCGTTGGTAACGACCCTCGCTCCTCTTACAATCTCATTCTTGGTATGCTAGACCAGAAGCTTCCTCATAGAGTCCATCCTGCCGAACTAACAGCTGAGCAAATAGCTCCTGCTGCTGAGCTATCCAAGACCTTTGATATAGCGTGGAATGACATCTTCATTCAGCACAGAAGACGAGGAAGATACTGGCTCAGGGACTTGATTGGCTTCATCCTGGCTACTGGCTGGTACTCTGTCTTCTCTGTAATGAGCATTGATGGCTCTCGGTGTATAGCAGAAGTGTGGAATCCAGCTACTGTCTTCCAGAACTGGGACGACGATATGGTGGAGTGTGCTCATATATTCCCAGTGACTGAGATGCAGGCTAGGAGACTGATAGCTAGGAATGGTTGGGTAGTGCCTCAGCCTCCAAGGGCTAGGGTAACTATCTATGACTACTGGTGGCTGGAAGATACTAACACAGTTTTCAATGCTATATCACTCGGCACTAATCTGGTGAAGGCTCCTACTCGTGAAGCTAGATTCAAGCGTATTCCTATCTTTACTTCCCCTGTAGGAGGTCTTCCTGATACTGGCGAACTCGCCATTACAGGCATCTCTGACAGATGGAAGCAGGAGATTGGACAGAGCCTAATAGCAACTAATGAGAACATCTACAACTACTGGAACAAGTGGTGGACATTCTCTATGCAGCTTCTCCGAGATACTGCTCAGGCAAGAACCTATGAGAAATCCTCAGGGAGTACGAAGATAGTCACTCCTGAGACTTGGTATAGACGAGGAGCTCACTATAAGATGGGGCCTCAGGACGAGATAGGATTTATAGCTCCTCCTCCTATTCCAATAGAGCTCAGGTCTGCTCAGCTTGACATGGAAGCTATGATGCAGCGAGGAGGCCCTTCCTGGGCTATGTTCGGTACTGTTGCTCAGCAGATGACAGCCTATGTTATGAGCCAAGTAGCTGCCAGTACTAATCAGGTCTCCAAAGCCTACCACCAAGGAGTTGTAGACTGTATAACTGATATAGATAACTTCTGGCTAGACCTGATGAAAGAGCAGAAGTATAGACCCTACGGTAGGGGACTACCTGACGGTCTTCCTCCAGATGTCAAGGTAACAGCTGAATACGAACTGAGAATTCCTGGAGACCTAGTCCAGAGGGCTACAACTGCTAGAATCCTGAATCCTCGCTTTGAGCTCAGTGATGAGAAGGTTATGGAGGAGCTCTTCCCAGAGATTAAGAATCCTGCGGAGGAGCTAGCCAGAATCAGGGCAAGCAAAGCTAGACAGCATCCTGTCTATGCAGCGATAAGCTTGACAGAGTCCTTCAGGGAGGAAGCTAGACTACTAAGAGTAGCTGGAGATGTAGATGCAGCTGAGCTCTATGAGAAAGCTGCAGACTTAGTGGAGGCTTCTATAACTGCTGCCCCAGAGGAAGCAGCTCCTGAGGTAGCACCAAGAGCTAGACCGCCTGGAGCTCGCCCAGAGGTTCTTCCTCCTCCGCCACCAGCGGCTCCTATAACTGGGTAATGGAGGTAATCAATGCCTAATGGAGTTGAAGAGTTCGATAAAAAGATAGCTGAATGGGAGAAGCAGACTCAGTTATACTATGAGCAGGTTCAAACTACTCAGCAGCAGTTAACTGACTATGGGAGGCAGATAGAAACAAAGCCTACTCTTCCCTTATCTCCTTGGGGCAGATGGGTAAAGGCTAATATCCCTCCGCTTTATGACATTCTAACTTTTCCAGTGCCTCAAGAATATAAGCCTTTCACTCCAGAGGAGCAGGCTGAAACTTTATCAGGGCTGACTAGTGAGCTAGAGAGAAGTGACTTCTTTGCTAGACTCTACGGTGAAGTTCCATTTGCCATATCTGCTGGCCTAGTATCTACTCCTGATGAAGTCCTAACATTACTTAAACCTCCTGATGCTCTCACTGCAGTTGAGCTCGGAGAAGTGCAGGGCACAATCCTTGATATGATAGCTACTATCACGAGACCTCCTGAGGAACTTCCTCTTGAAGCTAGGGAGATAGAGGAAGAATATCCTCCGCTTGTAGCTCCTCCTGAGCGAGAGCCTCTTCCAGGGCCTATTGGTATTCATAAACTAACGACTCAAGAGATACTCAAGTATCTGAAGATTCCTAGAATCCCTGAGGGAGCTATGTCCAAGGAGCAGTGGGAGGAGTTTCTTAAGCTCAAGGGTTATACTGACGAGGACATAGATATGGAGCTGCAGCTCAAGGCAGAGGAGCTTATTACCTCTTGGCAAGACCGCAATAATCAGATAGAAGCCTTCAAGACTGGCATTGCTGAGATGCCTGAATACAAGCTAACTGATATGCTCAAGGAGATGGTAGTCCAGCCAGGTCTTGGTCTTGCTGAAGTTGCTATGGTATACTTTGAGCACGTATCTATGCCTCTAGCAGGTATGATTTATAAGAACTTCATTCCCGACCTAGAAGCTGAGTATCAACGATTTAAGCAGGCTAATCCTGATGCCCCCGATAGAGAAGCTCTAGTCCATGCTTGGACAGCTTGGGATTCTCCGTTTGAAGGCTGGCAGCAGTGGGTGCTAAAGTATATGCTAATGGAGGGTCTAGTAGACCCACTAACTTATGTAGGCTGGGGAATAGCTACTAGACTTACTAAACCTATCCCTTACGTTGGCAGATTAGTAGGAGCAGCTGAAAGAGGCATAATGACTGTCTTTGAAGCTCCCTTTGACGTAATCAAGTGGGGGATACGTAAGTTTCCTAAGACTCGTACTCAGCGAGCTGTAATGGCTCAGCACCAAGCCAGTCAGTATGTGGAGCGCTATATAACTAAGGCTACTGGTAGGCACCTCTCTTCTATAAACATGAGGGACTTTACTAAAGCTTCTGAGAGAGCTATAAAGTATGCCTTGGCTAATCCTCAGCTTGAAGACGATATAGCCTTAGCTGGCAGGGAAATGCTGAAGCACGCTCCAGTAGATGAAGCCCTAACTAAAGACTGGGCAACCAGACTTGGCACTACCCTCCGCTCAGAGGACATCACTAGAGTAACTGTAGAGAATCTGGACAACCTCTTTGAGGATATGTTCACGAAGGGGGCAGGAGTAAATCGGAAGCTTATCACTCCTAGGGAAGCATCTGGTCAGCTTCTAAAGATTCTCAATGTTGGCGAGATGACTGACGATGTTCTAAAGATTGCCCAGAGAATGCTAGAGACTAGAGCTGCTACTATAGAACGAGGAGCTATAGCATTTACTAGAGCCAAGACTCCTCTTGCAGCTATGAGAGCATTATCATCTAATTACTTCAAGACTCACATTGCCAGTGAGGAGAGTGCATCAGCCCTTGCCCGCAAGGAGACTGGGGCATTC